TTTTTATTTTTTATATTTTTTTTTTTTTTTTTTATATATTTTTTTTTTTTTTTTTTGTTTTTTTTTTTTTTTTGTTTTTTTTTTTTTTAATATTTTAAAAAAAAAAAAAAAATTCTATATATAATCTATCCAAACTAGTTACGCAGCAGGTAAGTAATTTATAGTTGTTTCAGTCTTACCGTGAAACTGAACTTAATAAAAAATTTAGATTACTGAACACTGCAGATTTATATATGCAAATTACCTATTATTAGTTTAAACTATTTAGGGTTAACCAAGGTTAAACCAGCCAAAGTGTATGAGATAAAGAGTAGATGATGTAAAGAGTAAAAGCCTTTAATGCCTTGCCACAGAGGCAGCATCACTATATAGTAAATATAGATACATTTTTGTCATATTGTAGAGTAAAAGAAAAAACATAAAAAGCATTTAATCGCGGTTTTTCCAATTATATATATTTGTTGAAAGACCCGTCCAACCCTATTTTGGGTAGTTGAATAACAGACCTAATATACCATTATACTAAAAAATATTTATCAAGTTAGGGTTTTATTATACAGGTTTTATTTTACTTATTTAATAATCAAAAACATAATTACAGTAAAAAAACAATAATGATAAAATAAAACCAGGATCACCATTTTCCGCTAAACGTTCATACAAATAAGCGTATTATTAATAAATATTTATTTTTTTAGTTTTTTTCTTTTTGCATTAGAAAAAAAGCTAAAAAGAGCAGGTCAGCTCATCTGTAAAAAGAGATATGGAAGAATCGAACCCCAAATTTTCGATCTGCAATCAAAATGTAGAACCATCTACTGCATATCCCTTATGTATCTATCTTATAAGGTTCATAAGATAGATACATATAGCAGATTAATATATTTAATACTAATTAGTTTGTTTTTACACACAGGTAAAAACAAAAGAACAGTTAAGTTAGGCATAGCAAGGCTTAAATAAACAATTTAATGTTTATATGAAGCATTTAATTTCTTAAATTTTTCTATCTGATCACTTAACTGTGACGTATAGTTCTGATCAGGTTGTTTGATTTCTTGTTCTATGCTCAACCCTTTTTGAATTAAATCATTTATAGATGAACCATGATTGTTTATCAAACGATCAACAATACCTAATCTATTGCTAATATTCATGTAAGTAGTTTCAGACATGCTAGCTGGAACATCCATAGACATATTACCTTGAGCATCTGTTACTACATTAATACCATGTTGACTAACTATGTTATTGAATTGTTCTACAAACCCCACAAGTTGAGGAAGCATTCTATTTACTTCTAAAATAATATTATCTAACTCTAAGCTACTTTTTAATTGTAGAGTTACAAACCCATGAGGTTTAGGTGGATTATGTAACCCTAGCATTAAAAACCCTTTATGTTACTTTGTAAAGGTAAACTTACAAAAGCGTGAGGTTTAGGTGGACTGTTAAGAGCTCACTCTAAAGAATTGTAACTTCTGTTTAAGAATGTTTGTAAACTATCACTATAGAATTGTGGTACTAATCATGGGTATCTTGAAGTAGCTTTACCTTCAACTAATTGTACGTATACAATGTATAAGAATAATCAAGTGGCTACTACACTTATTATAGAACCAAAACTACTTATTAAATTTCATCCTGAGAATGCATCAGGGTAGTCACTTATTCTTCTAGGCATACCTTGTAGACCTAAGAAATGTTGCTTTTTTTATAGCAACGTACGCACTGTAAAACTATAATTTATCTTTATAACTGTATATTTTACCATCATAAGAATTTCCACTCTCGATCAAACTTTTTAATGTATAATAATTAACTTTAGCATATTTCATAGCTTTAGTTATACTTTTTAATTCATTTATTAATTGTAAATTATTATCAAAAACATAAATAGTTTTACGGTTGGACACTTCTCTAGATATTAGTAAAAAGTCTTGATACTCACCTTGGGCTATGGCAGCTCTGGCTACTTTACCATCGATTTTGAAATAATTAGCCATTTCTCTACCAGATTTAAATTCTATTATTATCTCATTGTTTTGATTATAAACAACAATGTGTTTTCTAAGTTGATTGTCTCCTGCAGGTTTTTCTTGATATTCCGAAAAATTTTCTACAAGTAAAGGTTCAAAAGATAAAATAAGACTTGAATTATAAAGGTATTTATTGTTAATATGATTTAATAGCGCACTATGACTTATTTGTAATCCTTTCAAAGCCCTGTTTATTGAAGAATAAACGATAGGATCTTTATCAGGTGAATTAACAAGATACGCAAAAACTAAAAAACAATAATATTTATTATCTATGTCTTCAGATGTGTATTTTAAATGATTAGCTGTTTTAAATGTTTTAAGAAAGACAACTAATCTATTATAACCTTCAGAACCTTTAGAGAATAAAGATAATAACTTTTCAGTCGTTAAAATAGCATCATCTAAATTACCTCATTGAGGGTTTACCCTTGGAATAACTTTATAGTGACTATTAATAGTTGGTTTAAGTTTAATAATAGCATATTGTTCAAAAACTAGGGAAGTTTGAGGAGTAGTAATATATATAAACTTTAAACTTCAATCTAAAGCTGAAGTTTTGGATATTTCCAGTTCAGATGATGATTGAGGATTACGTAAACCTTTAGTTAATTTATTATATTCCTCCATTCTTCTAGCTAAATTATTAGAACTACCTATATAGAAACGACAAGGGTCATTTTTAGATGTTAGTTTATAAACACCTGAAATTCCTAAGTATTTGAATTTAATTTGTTCACATCCTTGTTCAAGAGAATCAAACTCAATAAATTGATTATTATCAATATTGCTAACTTCAGATAAGATATTATAAACAGAACTAGTAGAGTAAGAACGTTTTGGTACCATCGTTGCCAAATTTTGTAACCGAAGACTCAAGTTATAAGAACTAGATCTAAAATTTTTAGGTGAATCTAGATGAGATAAATTATCAGTGCTTATTTGTCACCAATAATTTGTAGATCATATCACTACCATACCTAAATAAAACATTAATTATAAAGGTATAAGGTACCTGGCGTATGATCGTTGAAGCCGCTTTACTTAGTATAGCTAAGAAAGATTGCCTGCTGATTGGTCGTAAAAACTAGGTCTAGATTTATACGTCTTTCCAGCAATTTGCCAAGTTTTCAGGGAGTTTATTATATTATATCTCCCCTTTACGCTACAAAATTTCTATTGTAGGCCCCCAACTTCAAAGGGAAGAATGTTACATTACAAAAACTATGATAAATTTATTATCATATAAACGTGGACTATATCTTAAGCTATACTGGATCTTCCAGTATAACTTTTCTTTCGTGTAGTCTCTGGGGATCCTACTAAGATAATTTAATATTACCGGTTGGTTTCCTGCTGATTGTCTAGATATACTTAAGATTGTTACTTACTGATTATAAATGAATCGTTGAGTACTTAAGCCTTGTGAGAGTTTCCAGCATATAGAAAGATTGAGAGGAGCTAATGGGGTTTATTCTTGACGAGTTGGACGCGGTAAAGATTGTATAATTCACAGTTCCCCGTTTAAATCTATTCACTTATCGGTGTCTATACTTTTTTTTATAAGTGTCCATCTAACTTGGAAATGTTGTTTAGCTCCATTAATGGATGGGAATATTAATTCTTCACCCTTTTGGTTATAACAAAAAACAGATTTACCACCAATACCATACTGAGGAGAAAGTTTACCTTTTAATCCTTTAGAGGGATGACTGTGAGTAAGGTAAAATTCTTTAATACCCTGAGCAATGGCATTTATCGTTTCAGGGGAACTAACAGTACCGTATTTAGGGTGACTTTCCTTTTTGAATAGCTCTTTTAGTTTATTAATAGTTTCAATAGAGTGACGAAAACCTGAAGAACTACCTGCAATTTTTAAGACATTATATCTAGGTTTATAATAATCCATTCATTTTTGTTCTAATTCCGAACAGATTATAGTATCTGAAGCACAAATTTCTAATATACCCAGAGAGAAACATTTTAATCCATACTTTCTCATAGCTCTAGCTAATACTATATTTGTAGCCTTATCAGAGTTTGCAAGGTAAAAGTGAGAAGTCATTCTTTTAGATAAAGTAATACTACTCCCCACATATAAATCATTAGTTATATTATTTATAAATAAATATACTCCAGATTTTCCTCTTAAAGCTTTATAAATAGCTCTTTTACTTTCTTGAACATTATTAAAAAACATAACAAAATTCTTGTTAGGTGAACCGCCAGGACCTGCCAAATCGTGATTAAATATTTTTCCTGTCGTCTTGCTTGCGTCAAAAAAAGACATTCTTCCCTTTACATTAACCCCTATAAACATTATTCAGAAATGAACTTTACCTAACATTCTGTTATAATCTAACCCTAATATTTTAGGGATTCAGAAGTATCATGCACTGAATAATGCAAATACAGCTCCCATACTTAAAACGTAATGGAAATGAGCAACAACGTAATAAGTATCATGGAAAGCAATATCAAGAGATGCATTAGCCAACACGACTCCACTTACGAATAAAAATACATTAATTCTTCAATCTTTCATAACTAAATATGTAACCATTATAAGTAGCCCCTATTTTAGCGTATTTTTTAATTGTACTATGACTAATATTTAAATCTCTTTGTGCATCCGTTACTCCGTCATATCTACCTATAAGATTTTTATGAGTATCATACACAAATACTCCTTTTCTAACATGACTCTTATTATTAATGCTTAATATTAATTCTTTGCATTCTTTATGAGTTCAATCAGATATTAAAGGGCAATCATCTATATTATAAGGTACATTAGTGAAATATCATTCACCTCTAAATATAGTTTGCTCTTTTATAGCCTCGACTATAGTAGGGTGATTAGATTTAATTAAATTAGCTAAAGATGAAACGGAAGGGAAAATAACCAATAATTCTTTAAAAGAATCATAAATATAAACAGGATAAGCTGAATTAGCTTCCATCATTCTTACCTTACTTTCCATAGAATGATTTTTATTATAAAAAGGATTATTTTCACCGGTTAAAGCTTTTGCTATTAAACCTTTAGTTGTATCACTGTGTACTCTATTACTAGCTAATTCAGATAATAATTGTTTAGTTTCTTCTGTATGCTTATAACCTAAAGAAGAATAACCTTGCTTTAGCACATTATAATAAGGCAACACAGATGTTATAAATTGAGTCTCTCTAACAGTTAAAACCTGGGGTTCTGCATACTCCACTATAAATAAAGTAAAGTTAGATTGATCATACTTAAGTAAAGCTTTTACAATAGGCATATTTACAATTTGTCTACTTTTTAAGAAAGTATTATTAAGATAATTTTTCATTCTAGAAGCTAAATTAATAGAACTTCCTATATAAGAATGCCCATTTATCTTATTTATTAAACAGTAAACCCCTGATCTTTCTTTTTGATCTTTTAATATAGAAGATCTATCTTCTTTAAAGTTAAGGTATACATTTAATGGGCCTAAACTTTTTGTATTATCTTCTTTACTAGAAGTAGAATAATGGTTACGTAAGTTATAAATAGTTTTTGAATTAAAGCTATTGTAGCTAATTGTATGAATTAATGTATTTTTATTACATGGACTATATCTTCTCGTAATATTATTACGAGGACCGCGTCTAGTCTCTGAGGATCCTACTAAGGTATTTAATACCCGTTGGTTTCCTGCTGATTGTTCAAAATTATACATTGTCACTGAATATAATTCGAGTAGTATAATTGTCAGAAGTTCCCAGCATATAGCAGTCTTTAAGGGGAGAGCTAAGTGGTTTATTAACCCTCCAATTGTGAACATGAAAACGAAACCTAAAGCAAATAACATTGAAGGTGTTAATTGTAAAGATCCTCCGTAACATGTAGCTAATCAACTGAAGATTTTAATACCAGTTGGAACTGCGATAATTAATGTAGCAGCTGTAAAATAAGCTCTAGTATCAACATCCAATCCAACTGTGTACATATGGTGGCTTCAAACAACAAATCCTAAAACTCCAATAGACATCATAGCATACACCATTCCTAAATAACCAAACACTGATTTGTTTGAGCTAGCAGAAATAACAGTACTAATGATACCAAAACCAGGAATAATTAATATATAAACTTCAGGATGTCCGAAGAATCCATTTCTTCAAATTTAACTTTCCATCAATATTCTTGATGTTCTCTCATTAAATACAGGTACCGGTAATATTTAAACTCCGGGCTTGTGCATACATGATAATAACGTATGGAAGAAACCGACTGTACATTAAGCAGCATTTCAGCCACCCACCAGTGAACCAGTCTGTAGCGGTCACTTATATAACCGACGGTCTTTAAATGAGACTTTATTGACCGTTAACACTAGTATCGCCTATATTTATACTAACTTTTCCTTATGGCTATCTTATATATTACTTAATAATAAGATAGCCATGTTTAAAACATATAAACTATTATATATATTCTTAAACTTAAGAGTTGCAAGCAGTAATAACTAAATATTGACTAAATCTAAGGTATATTCATGAATGAATATTTGCTCTTTTGGATCTTATAGCTTTTTACATCTGTCCTAAGAGCTTCGTAACTTGCACATTAAACCTTGACTTTTTTTCCCTTATGTATTTATAATGTAAATTTCTTTATCAATCTAGCTTTTTCAATCATCTCTAATCTTTTTATAGGATTTATATGATATTTTTTTGACAGATCTTTATGTATATCTTTTCACAAAGTATAAGAAATAGATTTTTTAGTACACAAAGTATATTTATCAAAGTAAGGAAATATATTTTTACAATTATTTACTCCTCCTATTCTATACTCATTAACATTAAATACTGAATGTTTTGAAACTGTACCCCCATTAAATAATATACAAAGGTGTTCTAATATTTTAACATTAATATTTCATTTTTGTGATATATTAAAGTTAAAACTAAACCCTTTAGTATCACCTATTGAACAAGTAAAACAACCTTCTCCGTCTGTAAAACCTGCCAATCAAGCATTATTTAAACTAGGTAATATTGAATTTTTAATAACTGTTACAGGGCTTAAATTTATTCTACCTTTATTTACTCAGTTATTAAATCCAAGGACAAAAGTTTCAAATCTTTCCTGTTTACTAGGTAAAACAATATTACCATTAAATAAACTAATTATTATATCTATTTCTACTTTACTCTGTGTAACATATCTACTAGTAATTGCTCCTTGAGCAATTACTTTACCAAAACCTAAAGTTTCTTTTATGTACTCTAATACTTTTATATCTAATGTACTTTGCGAAATAACAAAAGCTAAGTCACCTCTTTTATTTATAATAAAAGACCCTTCACCTTCTGTAAATCCTATAAACCATGTTAAGAACTTTTCTGAAGGTCTTTCAAAGTTAGTACAATAGCTATCAAATTTACTATAAAAATTTGAAAAATAAAATTTATTATCGCTTGAAGTACTATAATTTACTTTAAAATTAAATAAATCTTTATTAGATCTGTTAAGAAATACTCTTGTTGCTGTTGCTAAAAATAAAAAATTTAAAGATATAATAAATACATCTCTTGAGAAAAGATGTTGGTATAATATAGGATCACCACCACCTGCAGCTTCAAAGAATGATGTATTAAAATTTCTATCCGTTAATACCATAGTTATAGCTCCTGCTAAAACTGGTAATGATAATAATAATAATACAGCTGTAACTATTACAGCTCATCCAAATAAAGCTAATTTGTGTAATCTTATACCTGGACTTCTCATATTAAGTATAGTAGTAATGACACTTAATGATTATATCTTGAACACATCAAGATACAACCAATATTGCGGACTATATCTTCAGCGCATCTATTATATGTTGTCTGCCTCTATATTCTATTACTTTTTTTATAAAAAAAAAGAAAAGCGAAACAGGCACTTATGCTCTACTATAGTATGAGCTTATGCACAACAACAAACTGTTTAGATACGGTGTCTAACGTGTAGTCTCTGAGGATCCTACTAAGATTATCTAATGACATCTATTGGTTTCCTGCTGATTGAGCATGGTTTATCCGGTTATAAATAATTTAAACCTATAAACACTTATGCTGTTCCAGCATATAGTTAGAAGTTTTATATAAACCCCATTATGTATTGCTAATTCTATTACACATAACTATACTTTATCTTGTCCCTCCCCCACTTTTGGTGGTTAGAGGGAAGATTTACAGATATATCCTTTCCCCTTCGGGGACAGATAAGCTATATTTGTGTTCAAATGTTTAACCAATGTTTTTTGAGATGCTGGAATGTTTTTACTTTTAAAATATTCCATACATTTACCTAAACTTTCAAAAAGAATTTATTCTTTACTTTCAACATCCATTAATATCACAGATTTACTTGGACTATTCACGGCTTTATTTTTATTAAATTTAAATCTATCTTTTTGTAACATTAGAGCTATATCAGGTAGAAGCATGTTTGTAACCTTTGCTGTATCTACTTGTTCTCTCAAAAATAAATATTTACCTAAATAATAAGTACCTTTAGTTAGGTGTTTAGTGAATGTAAAATGGCTAATATTAAGTTTAGATATAAAATCTTTTTGTTGCGTAGTAAAATAATAAAGTATAGATTTATCTCTGTTATACATGTATAAAGGTTTTGCTGTAGATCCACTAGGATTATTTGAAACCTTTATAGTATTTAAATTAAAAGAAGGGTCCAATAAAAAATATTGTTCTAAAACTATTTCAGGTTTCAACTCAGCGTAATAGGGTAAACAAACTACTTCTAATTTAAAACAAGATAAACCTTTTTCTTCAATTAGTTCTGCCGCGCGCGAGCGCGCTGAACCTGCCTCCTTTTTTTTTTTAGAATTAAAAAAAAAAGAGGAGGCTGGAGGAATTAATTTCCCAGAATTCTTGTGCGTTTTATTTAAATAGCCTCTTAATCTCAAAGCTAACCCTGAGGATGAACCAACATATTTTTCATTTGTCTCTGTACAAGTAAAGATATAAATACCACGTTGTTGTATTTTACTATGAGGTAAACCTAGTTTATTATCAATTAAACGTCTAGTTTCTTTTTTATCTAAATCAGTAAAAACAAATCTAGGCATAGTAATTAAAGAATTTAGTGTATCTTCACTAACTAGAATATTAGAGTAAGCTAATATTTCATTTAATACCCCTACTGTTACAGGTGTACCTTTTTTAATTTGAGCTTTTGCTAACTCATGAGCATAAAGGTTACTACCTTTTCTACCTAAAATCACAGGTCATGGATTCTCTTTTTTATTATTATCTTTCTTTTCAGGTTTTGGCTTTTCTGGTTCCATATCTGGGTCTGGTCCGCCTCCACCATTAGATTTACTACTATAATTAGCTTTTAAAGATAAGCTACTTTTAGTTTTAGATCCAAAAACATATTGGTTAAATTTATTTATATAGCTTGCATAGTTAACGCGTAAAAGAAATAGGTGCCCAATAAAGGTTAAGTTTATAGCCCCAAGTAGACTACTTATACCTGATAAGTGTAAAGCGAAGATAGCTAGATCTACACTAGGTCCACTATGACTTTGTATTCCTGATAAAGGAGGGTAAAGTGTTCAACCTGTCGGTTTAAAATAAACATTTTCCAGTTTCATATTTGTTATCCCCAGCGGGGGGCCCAGCTACGCTGATTAAAAAAGAATTATTTTTTTAGGGACCCCCGCAGGCTCCAGCCCCCCAGGGGGGGGCGCCCGGAGCTAATTACTTTAAATAGTATAAAATCTATTTAAAGAATCTCAATTATATTGAGTTCTTAAGGTATTCATGCGAATTTTTAGTAAAATTAATCTCTTAGTACCATCTAGAGTTTTGTGTAATTTAGATAATCTTATTTTATGTATTTCACCTCAAGATAAAAAATCTTGATGTTTAGAACGAAATAAGGGGTATTTAGACAAGTAAGCTATTAGTTTTTCACTAGAGCTCTTTTTACTTGTTCTAACTTCATACGCTAACTCTACAAATTCTTCTCTAGTTTGGTAAAATAAAATCTTGCGTAGCAAGATTTTATTTAACCCCCCCCCCTTATTTTTTTAATTTCATTAAAAAAATAAACGTAGGCGGGACCCAAACTTAAGCCCGCCCCACCTTTTAAATTTAAGGTTATGGGATGAAAGTTTTGAAGTTGAAGTTGATCTAGCCTTTAACCAGTCAATCATTCTATGTAGAGCCTCTATCTTGGTAGTTCTCATTTGACCGTTAAGAAGTACTTTTAGTTAACTGATATCTATCCCGGAAAAGTTTTCCATTTTTTATATAATTACTTAATGTAACGTGATTACTGTTAAGCTCTTTGGCTGCAATACGTAAAGAATCATATAAGAAAGTATCACCAGTTTGGATATCAGCAACTTTTAACTTGAAACCTGCTACAGGGTGTTTTATTCTATTAGATTGAATAAAACTTAATTTTTCCAAAGTTTCATTGGTATGTTTTTTTCCCAATATTGCGTCTCTCAATTTAATTTTAGTTTCTTCTGTATGTTTATAGGTTTTACCTAATGCTGCCTCTCTTAACTTAGCTTTGGTTTCATCGGAACGATTAAGAGCTATTTCCTTCATTTTGGCCAGAGACTCTTGAGTATGTTTATAACCGAATAGTGAACCCGCTACCTTTAATATGTTATACTCTGGCTTTAAATTATCGATATAATATTGTTCTCTGGTTATTACATCGGAAGGATTACAAAATTCTAAAATATCAAGGTTAAATTTAGAATAACCGTGTTTTAGCAAAGCTTTACAAATTAAACTAGATTTAGCTGCTCTAGTAAGATATTTTATATTGTAATACTCCATAAATCTACGATATAGGTCTACACTGGATCCTACATACATTTTTCCCGAGTCTATATTTGTTCAGCGATAAACACCTGCTTTTCCTTTGTTATCGTTAAGAATATCTTCTTTTTGAGTATCAGCATTAGTGTAATTAACAATTGAGTTTAAAGAATAACAAACTCTGGATATTTTATGAATAACTGTCAGATATTCACTATATTATTACTATTGTACACCCTGGGACATTAGAGGGTTGAAGTTAAAAAAGGGTAATTATATATTGCAATAAAAACTCGTTACCTCTTTAAATAAAAGGAAAACTTTGTTATATTATTCGATTTTAACTTCAATAGTAATAGTATAAAGTTTATTTGTTTTCATATTTTCATATAAGCATGGACTATATCTTCATCCTTTTTAATATAAGGATGTATCACGTTTAGTCTCTGAGGATCCTACTTAAACGACAGTCTCAAGTAGGTTTCCTGCTGATTGTCCTTAAACTTATAAAGGTTTACTCGCTTTTGGCAAGTACTTAAGCATTAAGGGTTTTCCAGCATACGGTGATATTCTACATAGTAATTACTTACTACTCGAGCACAGTTAAATACCCGCTCCATTTTCTATACCACTAGCAAATAAGAATAATATTAAACTAGGAGGTAATAATCAGAAACTTATATTATTAAGTCTAGGGAATCTATACACACCTGCTTCTCGTTTTTAAAGCATCTATTAGCTCATCGTCAACAATAACCTGACTTAACGATAATCTAGCTCCGATATATCTACGACTAGCAGCCAAATCCCTATTTTGTTCTAATAATAAAAATTTATAAGAATCTCGAGTTCATCTGCCCTATAAGACCCATATCTTTGCGCTACCCATCGTATATCCGAGAAATTAACGGATTTAAATCTAATGTATTGTCTAGCCCTCTCATCTAAATGATCCTTCTTATCCTTCTCAAGGATTAAACCTACTTGTCTTCATTGAGGATCATGATATGGATAAGTTGTAAGGAAAGGGTTATTTCAAGGAATATCCATGAGTAATATTCTACTTAAAAAGAAGAAATCTATTGTATATGATTTAAAACTTTAAATCAATAGATAAACATCCTGCAGGTGATAATAGGCAGTTTCCTGCCTACAAGGACTATGTCTTCACCCATTTATTAATAAAAAAAAATGGGGCTTCGCGTGTAGTCTCTGAGGATCCTACTCATAGTTAAAACCCTTTTTTTGCTTGCTTTATTATAGCGGGCATCAACTACTTTGGTTTCCTGCATATTCTTCCCATGTATATATAAGTGTTACGACTGATTCAGTTGAAAATACAACTTTATAACTTTATATCAAAACGGTTAATATAAAGCTCAATCAGGTGTCTATATATCTGTTAGTAGGCTGACTAATTCCTAACTCGAGAAATTCCATGCATATAGCGTAGTAATAATTGAGAAATTTACACTTCTCAACGGCATTCCCTTTAGGTAAAAAACAATCTATAATTTATTTAAATGGTCTCAATTAAAATATGATCTATTTCTATTCATATTATTTTTTAACAAATCTATACTAGCCATGCTTTCAACACTTAAATGCAAATCTTTTATAATTAATTCAGCTGCTATATATCAATCTTTGTAATCTAAAAATTTAGAAGATAATAAAGGAAAAGCACTAAAATAAGAAATAATAATAGATAAAGACTTCTTGCTAGAAGCTGTAATAGTATAGTATTCTCTACTTGTAGCTAATTGTTTTCTAGTTAGAAGACTACATCCTAAAAATTTAGATATCTCTAAAAGTATAGAATGATAACTAATATTGGTTATAGGATCTAACATTCTTTGTTCAACTCTTAGTCTACAAGATATTTTATTTTTTAATGCACCATTTTCTACCTTAGTATGTTGTATAGAAAAACTACCATCTGCATCTATAAAACCTGCTAACCAACTATCTTTACTTAAAGATCCTGATTTAATAGGTAACTTTTTTATATTTAAGCTATGATTTATATTTAATCAATCTATTAAAAGATAAACTTGATTTATTTTAGGTGTTCTAAGCTCACCGTTAATTAGATTAATTATTTTAACTAATCCTTTAACAGGTGAAACTGTCAGTACACAAGCTTTATTTTTAGGTTTATATGCTATATGGCCAAATTCTATAATACTAAGTAGTTTTTTAGCTAATGGTGCATCTTTAATATGAAAGGTTACACAAAACCTGGGGTTATGTCTCTTTATATAGCTAACTTCAGGTTTTTGTATTCAAATATGACCATCCCCCTCAAATAAACCTGCTAAATAAGATTTAAATGATGGGTTTATACTTCTATCTATTTTGAGACTGCGGGGGCCCCCCACCAGCGTAGCTGGTGGGACCCCTGCTGTCAGGACGCCCCCGACCCTTCGGGTCGGGGGCGCCAGACTTTTTATATTATGTTTTATCTTACCAAGGAGGTCCTTTGTGTTTGCCATATCTGGACCCCCAACTAATAATGGTAATAGGAAATTACCAAATCCTCCAATCATAGCTGGCATACGTTTATCCGTTAATTTTCACTAACGGCTGGACTATATCTTTACCTTTAAATATAACATTTACTAAGGTATTTCGCGTGTAGTCTCTGAGGATCCTACTACTTAGAGGTGTTTAATGCTTAAAAAGCCCCTGTATATTTGGTTTCCTGCTGATTGTCTAATCTTTTGAAATGTTACTGTATTATGCCGCTTTTCGTTTACAGCTAAGTTCCGAAAGTCTGCACTACTAGTTTCAAAAGCCCTAAAGATGTTTCAGCATATAGCGAAAAGAAGGTAATATGTTTCTATATTACCCGGCCATGCCTTTATTATATAGTATTGAATATCATAATACTATATTAATATGTTAAATGAAATACACATAATTGTATATTTATAAGAAAAATCATCGTGCCTTGCACGTAACGAAGGAAACCCAAAATCGAAAATAAGAAAAGCTTTATTTAATACTTGCGCGCCTAAAAATTTTTTTTTATAATAAAAAAAAAAATAAGCACAAAAAAAAGGGGCTGGCCCCTTTTTTTTTACAGCCCCCTTTTTATAATTTTTAATGGAATTAAATTTTATAAGGGGCTAAAATAAAAAGATTTGCAAAACAAAGATTTTTATTTTAACCGGACTGGCATTAAAAGATCTATATAGTACTGTTCTCTTTCTAATATTATAAGTCTATTTGGCTCGCAATATTCCAGGATTTCTAGTTTAAAGTTTGAATGACCATACTTAACTAATGCTCTAGAAATACTACTAACAGATTTATTTCTACTTAGATAACTAACACTGTAGTATTGTTTAAGTCTGTAACCTAAATTTACACTACTACCTACATAGCTTTTCCGTTTACTTGAATAATTCAACGATAAATACCTGATTTTGTGTTATTGTCTTTAAGAATCTCTTTTCTTTCAGATAGTGAATCAGCATATAAATTTAAAGCAATAACGGACAAGACAGTATACACTTCGCCTAATATAGAACTTTAAAAATTTATTAAACCATCAGATAAAAATAAGAAATCCGCAACTAAAAAAAGAAAAAAGGATACCTTTTTCCCATAAAGGAGGAAATCAATTTAGTTACGTTCAGTATTATCTTTCTGTTATTATAGGGGTCTTCTACTAATATCTTAACATACTTATCCTTAGGTTTAATTTATTTATTACCTTGATGGTGATTATCATCATCTTCGGGAATCTTCATCGTGCTTTATCGTAGATAAAGCAAGATTGGAGATAGATTTCATTTTACATTTAACATATTTGCATTTATTTTGACCATGAAGAAAATCATAAGGATAGCGTGAGCTGTTATAATTGCGTTATATAATTGGTTATCTGCAATATATTGAACACCAGGTCCACTTAACTCTAATCTGATCAATACAGAGAAAGCTGTACCTAATAATCCTGAGAATACCGCAAATATAAGATATAACGTACCTATATCTTTAGCATTTGAAGATAATAATCATCTTTCAGTTCATAAAGATATAGATGATTTTATCTCATTTAAATTCACCTTATCGCTAGATTTTTGGTTAAAAATTAAGATAGGTTGGGTATGGGTATCGGTCAAAAATTTTTTCTATTACTCTATGCCTTATATATAGTACAATTTACTAATAGCAATAGGTAGGTATATTATTATATAAAAACTTAAAGGACAGACTAAAACTACCTTTTAAGGTCTAAACAGACTAACTACTTAGACTAAACTAAAAAGACTTAAATCGTCTACTCTTTAAATTGCATTAACAAAACCTTGGATTCCATACTATGCAATCCTCTTACTGCGGATAGCATAAACAGATAATAAGGTAACCTAGTAAGATTCCAGTGCAAACACACAATTTACTATTATAGATTTCTTTTGGTGCAGGGCACGCCCCCCCCCTCCCACCTTTGGTGGGGATAGGTCGACAAAGTGTATGAGGCTATAAATTTTCCTGGAAGGTGCGGGGATTAAGAAAAGAGCAAGTCAGCTCATCTGTAAAAAGAGATATGGAAGAATCGAACCCCAAATTTTCGATCTGCAATCAAAATGTAGAACCATCTACTGCATATCCCTTATGTATCTATGTTATAAAGTCTTATAACACAAATACATAAGCCTAATATAATTAAAGAGAAGGACCCTTCTTTGCAGTGCTTTATAAAAAATACTGCGAGTATTTAGCCCAAAAGGTATAAGGTACTGTACGAAAACATATTAATTTAAATAAGGAGCCAAGTAACTTAAAATATGTCTAAAAAGAACTACTTATAGGCAACCTTACTATATATTGACCATCCGAATTTATTTTTTTATTATGCGTGCAGAGCACGTATAATAAAAAAAAAAATAAGAGAAATAATACGAGTAAATATAAACAAAGCCTAAAGATTATCATTATCTATTATTAGTATAGTGAGTAAAGGCAGCTTGTCTAACACGAGCTTCTAGCTCTTCCACACTTTCAAACAACCGTCCTGCTTGATTTAACGTTTCTCGAAGTGGTTCTCCTCGAGGACTAGTTAAATATTCAGGATTAAGCAACTCAATTGAACGGATAGCATTATTACCCACAAGACATACAGTACGAAGATTTTCTCTAATAACATCTAAAGACCTTAATATATCTTGTAAAGTTTCAAGTTCGGACACCGTATAGTCTAGCCCTCTAACTAAGTTTATAACTACTACTCCTACATAAATTGTAGATGTAGTTATAACTAGTCCTCTAAAAATAGCAGCAAATGTAACAACAGCCCCAGTTGCAGCTGCAACTGCACTTGTAGTACCAGGCATACCTAATGAAGATGTAGCTTTAAATGGACCAAGTGTAGGTGCAGCTATACCTGGTGTGGTTTTAGTTATTTTTCTAGTTTTAGGTTTACTGCAGGGGACTCACAATACGTGAATTATGACTTGCCAATTCTGTTAAACTATTTTCTAGTAAACTAACTACAGGTACGATAATAAAGAAATGTGCAAAGTAAAGAACGGTACTAATTTGCCCAAATTCTATATATGGACTCTCAACGTGTTTTGCACCTAATTGCATTAATATTAAGAAATTAGCTATAAATACATAGAAAGCTATTTTACTTAAAGGTCTGAATTGTATACCTCTACTTCTACTTAAATCAGTAAATGGCATAGCTAATAATGCTAAGATAGCACTTAACATAGCAACAACACCTAATAATTTGTTAGGTATAGATCTTAATATAGCATAGAAAGGTAAAAGATCGAAAAAAAAATCAACATACAAAAAGAGATACTTTAAGCTAATACTTAAAAAAACCTCTAATGTAAGTGACAGCTTTATAAACCTAGTTTATATAACATTTCTTTAATAAAATACGGACTAATTAAAGGTCTTAATTTATCCATAGATTCCTTAAAAATGTAGATTCTAGGTTTTTTATCCCTGTTATAATGTATTGAACATCTAAGATTGAATTTATCTTGTAAAGTATACATTAGTTTATCTACGTCTTCATTCGAGAAGGCGTAAACACTAATATGCAATCCATCCCCATGACGAGATCCATCATCCATTATTCAAAAAGCTAAACCTCTAAGAGTTAACAGTTCATAAATATTGTCTGGGACTTTTTTTACATTTGATACATAAAACATCTCTTTAAATACATTAAAACAAGGAAGTTGCATAGTTGTGAAAGATATAGCACTATATATTTTTTTAGTTCTATTATCTCTAACTGTTCTAAGTTGGGGTAAGTAGTCCTTGGCACAAAAAGGAAGAAAAAAACTATGTACATAGTCAAAATATTCTTTATGCGCTACGGCTGTTTGAGCATACACCAATCTAGAATTAGCAGTAGAGGATCTTCTAACTATGTGGGCATCACCGAGTAAGATACCTACTAATATATCCTTTACATCATCAGGTATTGTTATCAAGCTTCTTTCAGAAGGAGATAAACGTGTAATACCTTTTGTAGAACGAATTGCATAGAGAACTATGCTAGCCGATATTAAAAGAATAATTGTACTTAGATCATGTTGATTATATAAATATTTATATATTTATATACATCATATTACTACAATGATTGGACTATATCTTCATTTATATGATTAAAGGGTTAATCTTAAAATGTCTCGCATATAGTCTCTGAAGATCCCACTAGGATAATAAGAGCTAAGCTACGAATATACCTGATGGTTTCCTGCTGATTATCCTTTAAGCAACTTTATTATTCATCGTACTTTAAAGGGTTTTCCAGCAAACAGCGAGATTAGGTGACATCTTTTCTTTATCACTCCGGAACTATCGCAGGAGGAGTTTGCATAGGATTAGCCCAGATCGAATTAGTCTGACATGTTATTTCCTCTAGCACCTTAGCCCTTTTTCCCCCAACTTCGTAGGGGGAAATAAAGCTTTATTTATTAGCAACGGGATACTACTAAGTAGGTGAAAACAGATTATTATAGTTAACCTAAAAATTTTGATTAATTCAATCTGAAATAATTTTATCTCTATATTGCACAGCAGCTGCTAAAGCTTTATCTTGACCGCCACAAGTTGAACACATAAATGCTTTATTAGACTTCGGTAATTTCAAAGTAGAAGGGAAACGTACTTGTCAACCTCTAATTTCAATATTAGAAGTATATATAGGAGAAATAAAGTATTCTCCTCACTCTCTACGAGCAGAAACTGCTTTTAATCAATCCTCGATACGACCCATTCAAACTTCTTTATCTGTGAAACGTTCATTAGTACTATCGTATATTTTATTAATAAGCGCTCTTAAACCAAAATAAGTGTGATGGCCTCCTGATCTAACCAGCCGCTCTACTCACACTAATAAATTAAAACTATCACTTTTTCCATATAAGAAATGTGAATAAATTTTTAATAAAGGAAATAAAGAATTAAATACATTATTAATACCTTTAACTCTTAAAGTGTAAGTATTAGTACTTTTCTCTAAAGAAGTTTTGATATTAAGAGCATTTAAAGCGTTAGTCATTATTTCCATTATATATTTATTAGATTCAACATTAGATTGTACTATATTAAATAAAGGAACAATAACAACAGTACTATTTTTCTCTTTTCATTCGAGTTTCAAATGTAAAGTACCATCACCTAAAAAGAATCCCAGTATAAATAAGAAAGAAGGTTTTATAACATTTTCTTTATAAGAAACCTTTGGTAATTCTTTCAATAAGGCCAGATCTAGGCCTAAAGAAAGTAATTTCTCTTCCAAACTTACTTTATAACGAGGAGAATGAGCAGTTAAAGAATAAACAATACTTACTAAGAGAACTTTAGACATATTATCCGAATTATGTTTAATGTAATTTTTTAATTCATAAATTTTTTTTAGTTTATAAATAGCACGGTGTTTTTCACCATATAGCATATAGAAATAAGGAACAAACACAGAAAAGAAAGTATCTCAACCGGACAATCTATAAGCGATAACAAATTTACCGAAACTATTTAAAGTTATACTAAAAGTACCTTTATTACATAAAGCTTTGTCTAATCTAATAAAAAATTTGGCGCTTTCTACAGAAAACAATTGAGTAGCCGTGCAAATAGGATAAAAATTAAACCCAGATCTAAAGATACCTCCAATATACCCTTCTGCTTGTCAGAAACCGTTGGCAAGTAAACAAAATTCTTTATCTGAACCTTTACCCAAAGGATCTGAAAATTTTAGAGTCAAAAATAAACTTTTAACTTCAGAAAGAGTCATTAAATTCTTCCCTTTTTTACCTTTAACGATAGATTTAATATCGTACCCTGGTTCAATTAGGTGAGATTTCTCTTGATCTGTAGAGGATATATAACTTTCAGTCTTTAAACAAGTATAGAAAGTAATTAAATAACAGATATGCCTGACTAAGGCCTTCTCCCTAAATAGGTTTAAACCTATCCATTTAACGGAACCTTCTCATCAAAGAACTTCCTGCATTCTTTCGAATGGGGCTTGACTATATCTTAAGCTTGCGCCAACCAACATTTAGTCGATGAACTGCACACCATTATTTTAAATAACCCTCCTTAGTTTGTAGTGGAATATGTTATTTAAAGTAGTGGAGCTTGGCTGCGGATTACCCATTTATCTGTATTTCCTACTCACCCTCCAATGAACGATAAAGTCCTTTTTATGGAAAAGGAGAGCGAAAGTAGCAATCACATAGATAATCAATTTCGATTTTACCATACCACGAGTCATTACCTGTGCCACAAACTGTGTTGCCACGTTTGCTTGGTTGAAATTGCTTTAGGGACTTCCCGCAATTTGATGGTTTAATAGCCAGAAGTTCATTCTGACAATAACTAAGCTTTTTTCCTAATTATATAGTTATCACTATCTCCTAAAACGTTAGGCATGAAGAATACAAATACACTTAATATCACTATAAATAAGAATATAGTTATTAAGTCTTTGAAAAGGAAGTAAGGAGCCATAGGTAATCTATCATAGTTACCTGAAACACCTAAAGGGTTACCTGACCCTGCACTATCGTGAAGTGCAATTAAGTGCATTAAAGCTAAAGCAGCTAATACGAAAGGTAAAACAAAATGTAAAGCAAAGAATCTGTTTAAAGTAGCATTGTTACAATTGTGTTGGTAATCCCACCTTTAATTTAATTAAATTAAAGGTTCTCATTACACTCAATATGTTTGTATCCATATTGTTCGGACTATATCTTAATCTTATTTTTGTTTAATATTTTTGGGGGATTTCAAAATTTTTACTGTATCTAGGTATAGTTCTAAGTTCTTTTATTCACAATAAATATTGTAATCTTTTATTACCTAATAGCTTAACAGGTGCTCTATCTAAAAACCGTATAACATTTTCTACAGATCTAACACTAGAAGCTTTAAGATTAAAATGATTAGTTTTATCACATGTAATTTTTTTACTTAAAGATAAATATTTAGCAATTGCTAATATCAAGGTTTGACTATTAGTTTGACCAATACTAAAACTAGCAATCTTGGAAGCATCTATAGTAGGTTTACAAATACTAAAACAAGCTTCGGCTTCCATAAACCCAACTAATCAAGATGAAAAGTAAGGTAAATCTATAATAGACTCTATAGAATTTAAAGGAAATTCCGAGTTTATAGGTCTAATATAAGAAGGCATATCCACATGTTTTTTAATCCCAGATACTAATAAATGTTTGAATCTTAGATAATCATATTGCTTATCGGAAATAAAGGGGTATTTATCGAAAATAGGTAAAATAATGTTAACTAAATGAGTTTTGTTTCTAATTCTTAAAGCCACCATTTCTACAGAATTTATTGTTCTGAAGCTAACAACACCTACACCCAATAAGGCTTTTATTTTATAAATAAGCTGTACATCTCTAATACTTAATTCTATTCCTAATTCATATGAAAGATAATCACCTTTCTTTGTTACAGAAAAATACCCGTCTCCCTCTATTAATCCTACAAAGTAGGCAAATTTAAGATCTTCTGCGTTTAGTCTCTGAGGAGCTTCTGGAGCTATAAACTCCTTAACCCCTGCTGATTGTCCCAAAATTGTTGGCTTTTTTACGTCTATATTTAAACTATATAGAACGTATCCAACAATACTTATACAGGATATTCCAGCAATAAGCAGAATTTGCAATTTAACTTCACAGCTAAATGGCGCTTCGCAATACAAAACGCTAAAACCACCTCACAGGAACTCAACTATATCTTGCCCTATTCATGGTATTGCACTCATAAGGTTAGTAATAACTGTTGCCAAATCTTTAATTTGCTTATTCTAGCTTAATCTTTGAAAAGTTACTTCAAATACTCTAGCTTTATATGTTTAAAACAAGCAAACCCTGTGCAATATACTCACCTCTTAGATGCTTTCCTTATATCCTGAAAATTCGGAATATTAGCAATAGATGATCGTAATTTAATACAGCATAAAGCCTTGTGTTCCTGCAAAAAAAAATACAGAAAAAAGATTCCGACTGTACATTAAGCATCATTTCAGACACCCATCGATGAACCAGTCTGTAGCGATAGTTTACTCTACCGACGGTCTTAATGTAAAACAAACATCTTTGACCGTTTTCATCAATATGGCTATATGGCTAATAGTCTAAATTCTTAGTAAAAATTATTTTTAGAGAACACCATATAACTATGTAAAACTTTTATTTCATTTAAATTATTTTGTATTTCATTTCAGGTATCATGTATGGAGATACTATCTTTCTAAGATCTTGCATAGATTCTTTTCAAACATAGATAATATATTGATCTTTACTACCCGCGGATTGAACAGTGGCTTTAAGATTAAAATTATCACTTAAAACTTTTACTAGCTTTAAACAATCATTATAAGTAAAACAGTTAGTAGAAAATTTTAATCCTTGACTAACTTTAGAGCCATCATCCATAATTCAAATAGCTAAAGCTAAAGGAGTTAAGTATTCACCAATACATTCTGGCACACGTTTTATATTATTAATATATCATATGTCTCGAACTCAATTAAGACTAGTATAGGTCCATGTAGAAAATCTAACTACTTTACGTAATTTACCCTTAGTACCCAATCTATAGGTTATAACTGGTATTTTTGGACTACAATATCCCCATTCACTGACAATATTATGTAAATAAAGTATGTATTCTACGTGGGAATCTTCTTGAAAAAAAGAAAATCTTGTACCTACACCTCCTAATCTTTTTTCTGCATGACCATCTCCTAAAAGAGATCCAAATATAATAGATAAAAAATCTTTATTATGTGGACCAATTCTATAAATACCTTTTAGCCTGCTTACTTTAGGAGTGTAAGTTAAGTAAGCAGGACTTATTAATACTAAAAAAAATAAAATTAAATAAAAACTAAACATTTGAGGCTTTAATAAGAAACCTCATAATGACATTTGCCCATATGGTAAAACATACTGATTTACTTAATATAAATAAAAATGCAATTTATAATAAGCTAGAATAACTTTGAATTCGTGTATTCTATTAGTTATAGAATATAACTAAAAATTCCGACTGTGCATTAAGCATCATTTCAGACACCCATTAGTGACCCAGTCTGTCGCGATTATATGGATAACCGACGATCTCTAACCTTTAATCTCGTATATCTCTACTGATTAGCCTTTAAGTAAAGCAAGATTAAAAATTCTTTGATCGTTTTCACTAACATTGCCAAAGAAGCCATAAAAAACTCCGTTTTTTTTTGGTCTTCTTCAATATCCCTGTCGGGCTATTCCACTTTAGTTTTTATTTCTCTCCACAGATTGCATAAAAAGTTTTACTTGTGGGACTATAATTTAAACTCAAAATTAAACATACAACAACTTATGTTTAAACATACTTAACAACTCAACGTCTTCTCAATATCTGTTTTGGGCTTTGTAAAGCCCGAATGATGGTTTTCTGATCACAACCTAAAGATTTCGCGGCATCTACTATGCTAGGAAATTCACCATATACTGTGTAATCCATATTATATACGAGTATAGCATTAGACTTTTTCTTCATATTTTTAATGGATTCTTCTAAATAGATAGGTTTTGTACGGTTTAAAGCCGCTTCCTTCATCAATTCAATAGTATTAGGAGATAAGCTTTTACCTCTATTCAAACTACCAATAGTAGCTCTACGCTCTTCACTGTAACTGCCCTTCATTTTTAGTCTGGTTATCTCACTATGTTTATAACCAAAACTTGAACCAGCTTCAGTCAAGATGTTATAGTTGGGTAATAAAGATTTTAAGTAAAAGTCTTCCAAATCTAATAATTGCTTATTGTTCTCCTTGTTTACTTGTTCAGGGAACAATTCTAAAACTATAAATGCAAATGAAGATATACCGTATTTTTTTACTGCATTCTTCACCACTTTACTACCATGAAAGTTAAATAAGTGATTAGAAAATCTAGCATGGAATCTCCCTGTAGCAGCCGATCCAATATAATAATCCATAGTAACCTTATTTAAAATTAAATAAATACCACTAAGATTACGAGTTTCATTTAATACTCTGGTTTTAACAGTATTATCTGATAGGTTTTCATATATAAAGACAGGATTCAGGTTTTTTTCTGCTATAAATTTATTCAATTCTACACTATCTTGCTTACGCGGCAATGATACTTGAAAACTTCTTTTACTTGAACTAGAAAAAGTTCTTTTACCTATTGCATTTAATGGTTTTACCAGCGTTGCTGCAAAAGTATGAGGATATTTGTTGTCGTTGTTGTTGTTATTCTTGAGTATAAACCATTTTGGGCTATGTAACAAACCCAAGAAAGCTGTAACGATCATTAATATGAATATAACAACACCTAAAGTTCAAACTAATGTTCTTGGAGCTCTGTATGATCCATAGTATAAACCTCTTCCTATGTGTAGGTAAACCAAGAAGAAGAAAGCTGAAGCTGTGTTAGCGTGTAAGTAACGTATTAATCAACCGTTGTTTACATCACGCATGATCAACGAGTCATAATTATCTACTACGGTCTAAACCTTAGACGCACTATCTATAGGTTTAGATGAAAATATATATTTCTTTTTATACAATCTATCTGTATCTATGTAACGATTACATGTATTACTACTAGGCTTTAACCCTAACGATTTATGTGCCGCACTATAAGAAGCAAAAGGAGAACCTTTAACCATATTATTATTTTCATAAATATAAACCCCCGCACTCATCACTACGTTCGATGAGTGCGGGCCCGGGTACAATTGGGTTTAAAGATCTATTTGCTATGCTTAATTTACGTACATTATCCATATGGGGTATATTAGCTTTGACATCAAATGGAGAATCTTTGGCTAATATAGCTTGAGATCTCTCAAAAATCTCTCTAATAATTTCATCTGTGTTTCTAGTAGATGTAGATCTACTGTATCTTTTGTTAATAGTGTCTGAAATGTCCAAAAAGAATTTTTTACCTTCCGGTAAAAAATAATAGCCATGTATTTTTAGTAACAAAGCTAGTCTTCAGAATTTAAATATATTCTCCGTAATAAGTTTATTATTTATATATAAAATGGGATTAAATCAATTTCTACTCTTTAACACTGATTAAGATTAGGTTTAATAACCTTAATCTTATTAGTACATCAGTTGTTAAAAGAGCTTTAAAATATGCTAACCAAAATGCTTCCTCTCAAATTAAATAATTAGTAACTATACATATAAAAACTAGATTTTTCTTGGCTTTTTTTTTCTTGCTTTGCAAGAAAAAATTTGCCATAAAACGTATATTCCTTTATAAGGTTTTTGTTGATTACGTTGAATATAATTATTAATGTTAGATACATTAATGTTTAAAGCTTTCGCTGCAGCACGCATTGAATGATAAACAGCTATTTCATTATTTCTTAAATATAAAACTTCTATGCTTACCTTGTTAGGGTACGCAATAGATAGATTTATTTTATGTTCTTCCGATTTTGATATACCCAATTTTCGAATACTCATCTTAGCTAATGCTTCATTAGAAAGCAGTAACCCTAGAAAGGGTGAACTAGGATGTTGTGAAATATTGTATTCTGGTTTAAAAAGATCAATATAATGCTTTTCTCTTTCTAAACATAAGTTCGAGTCACAATACTCTAAATTTTCTAAGCTAAATTTATAATAACCATATTTAAGTAATGCTCTACAAATACGCATACTAACATTTCTTTCTAAATAGTTGACATTGAAATAGTTAGAAAATCTGAATCTTAGATCGATAGAGCTACCAATATATGTATTACCATTTATTAGATTTTTTCAACGATAGATACCAGACTTTCCTTTATTTTCCACTAGCCCCGCAGGGGCGAAAACTAGTATTTTTTTTGAACATCTGTGTTATAATAAGTAGAAATAGCATTAAATTTAAGGTATGAGGTCAAAACCGGTAAATTAAGGTTTGAAGTCAAACCTATAAGCATGAAAAAAGATACATAAGCCGGTAGCTGGCCTATGTATTTAATATGAAAATTAGCTATAATCATTTTACCCTTCAAGGGTTTAATGGTCAATTATGTGTTAAGATACGAATAGTTAACCACGTGTATACATATTAGACGACTCTAAATAAGGTAAAACACAGTAATATAGACTATCTACACTATTAACCACTAAAGATACTACACCTGTTTTTGCATTAATCGTACTTACTACATTCATAGCTAGTATTTTACTATTTGGTAAAACACTAGGTAATTCTATTAAGAAGGTTGTTATGGCATTTAAACTTTCTTGACTAGCCCCGCAGGGGCGGGACTTGTTTCCTAGATTTTTTTTATTATTTTGACCATAAGTCAAAATAATAAAAAAAATAAACCTAAGGGGTAAGTTTTCCTTCCCCCATAGGGGGCGAAAACTAGTATTTTTTTGAGCTACTTGAAAATACAAAGCAGATCCAGTTTTAATACCAAAAGTACCTTCACCTTCTAAAAATCCTATGAGTCAGTTGGGGTTTATTATAATTTGAGATTTGCTAGTTTGATATGTAAATGTTTCTCTATTAGAATTCATACCATTTTTAAGTGATATAATTCTTTCCATTTCAGCCTCGGATATATTTTTATTTATATAATCTTTAATAAGGACAGCCTTATTAAAGTCTTCAAAATCTAATCTTTTACTTGTATGTAAAGGGTAACTTTTAAAGAGAGGAGATATTACATTTCTTATATCATCATATTTTTCTACAATAAAAGAACAACGATCTCGATTAATTTCTACTGTAACTCTACCTATATTTAACTTAGATTTGATGATATTAAGAGCCTCAATATCATCAATATGTAATGATATTTTTAATCTAAATTTTACAAAACTACGATCTATAGTAATAAGGAAATTACCTTCTGCATCAGTAAACCCTGAAAATCAAAAGAAGAAATCATCTTTTTCCCCTTGATCCCCCCTGATTCCTGTAAGGAAAAGGGGGGGATCAGAAGTTGGGGTATGAGACATTTCCTGATCTGGAGCCATCTATATTGGATACTTCAGACTTTTTATTGGAAATAGATAAGTTGCTGCAAAGCGATCCCATTTTATTTTTACTACCTGATACACAAACAGATAATAATAAACTTATACCTATTAAAAGGTATAGATAATTGACCAATTATCCGTGATTTTTCAATCACGGTTGGACTATATCATCATACCTAGTTTATATCTAGAATGCCAAGCGTGTAGTCTCTGAAGATCCCGTTAAGGCTTAGGCAAAGACTGAGCTAAACCCTTATCCCTGCAGGTTTCCTGCTGATTGTCCAATATATTATCCAAGGTACGACAGTACCTTTATATTTATCGGATTTTCCAGCATATAGCTCGGTTTAAAGAACACACCATGCGGATTTTTAAATATGCTCTACGGAGTTAAAGGCTTCTGCTACACTAGGGTTGTAGTGCATTGCAAGAGTTACACCTGTAACAATTTGTATAATTAAGCAAAAAGCTAATAAAGAACCAAAGTTTCATAAGTAACTTATGTTACTTGGTTGTGAAGAATCGATTACATAGGAATTAACCAATTTTAATATAGGATGACTTTTAAAAATTCTCATTTTTGTTTATTTAAATATATATATTTTTTTTTTTTCTAGAAGTCTATAGGAATAGAGATAATATGTAAACCGTTATATTTTTATTTAATTTGTTTATTCTCTTAATGGTTTGATTAAACACAGGTTTTAGGCTTTTTACTACGAAGCTGTTACAGCTACGCACGTAAAAAGGATAAAAAACAAGGGATAAGCAAAACATCCGAAAATTTATTTTTTTATACTCTAGTAGTTTATGTAAAACTATTTATTTTTTTTCAGTAAAGAACTATAGTTCTTTGCCTAGGTAATAGTAGATATTACCATTACTAATGTGTATTTATATGTATTACTATAAAGAGGTATTTTATAGTAATAATAAATCCAAGTAGGCGTATTACTAAAATATATCGGTAACAGGTATTAATTGCATTAAAAAAAAAGATATAATAAAAAGATATCATCATCAATTTAGAATTTTTTTTCTTTAATTTTATATAAAACACATACACAATTATACCAAAATAAAACTCCTAAATAACTAGCTAAGCTAGTTAAATTTTTAAGAAGTTAATTCTAATAAAACCCCTTAGAAGCTAACCTTAAACACTATTGTTTCCTTTTTATTAGGAGATTCATCCACATCAAAGGTAGACAAATAACTTCTTTTCTTTGAAGCTTGAGATTAAACTTGAGATTCAGCTTGAGATTCAGCTTGAGTATCTAAATTATAGATAAACCCTAAAAAAAAACAACTTCTTTTTTATGACTGCTTGTACAGCAGTCCTTATTCCCCCACCCTGCTATGCTCCGCAAGCTGGGTAATTAAGGCTTTTTTTATTATTTTTGAGCCTGTCGAAAAAAAAAGGGAAGAATTCTTTTTAACGGTAGATCTGTTAAAATTTAATAAGATGAAAAACTACATACATCTAAATGTCATCTTTCCAAATCTTTTTATAGCGGAGCATGTAAAACAAACATTTCCCAAAAATACGCCGATAAAAAGTGGATAATAAAGCAATATTCTTAGAAGTTAAATAAAAATAGTGATTATTATATTATTTCATACTAAAAAAAAAAAAGATCAGATAAAATAAAGTATAACCGTCAAATTTTTTTGCATATAACGCTTTATTTTATCTTTAAATAACACATAAATGACCAAAATAATAATAGCAGCTAATACAACCCTTATAAGAATTATATCTACAGGATGATAACCTAATTGACAAGCAAGTGATATAAAGATAAGTGAAACAAAACTTAAACATATACCTAAAGAATAATCTATCATAGTATGACTCTTTAATCTATTTAACCAAACTTTGACTAATATAACAAAATATATATCTACCCTATGGTCTAAAGAAATTAAAAAAAAAACTTATACTATAATAATAAATTAATATAGAGCAAGACGTGCCAATTTTTTTTTTCTTTATAAGATAAAGAAAAAAAACGCAAGGCGTAGCCAAGAAAAAACCTAGAATTTTTCTTAAAAGTCTGACTTGTATAACTAAGCAAAGACTTAGTAAAGAACCCATGCTTCAAAAATAACTTATGTTACTTGGTTGTGTAGAAGTGGTTACATATAAATTAACCCTTTTGAATAAAAATTCTCTTTTTTTTTTCAAATTTGCGTATTTAAATATTTTTTTAGAAGTCTATAGGAATAGAGATAATATGTAAACCGTTATATTTTTATTTAATTTGTTTATTCTCTTAATGGTTTGATTAAACATAGGTTTTTAGTCTTTTTACTTGGAAGCTGTACCAACTACGCACATATTAAATAAAGTATACATAAAGGGGAAGTATATTTGTCCTTTAGTAGGGTTTATTTGGTTTGTTACAATGCTATGAACAGTAGCATACATAGTTTCTTGGCTAATTGATCAGTTGTTACTTACTACTTT